TTAGCCATAGTAGTTACTTTACGTAAATACTTTTCGGCAGGACTTACATTAGGACCATGGTAAAAACCACCATCCGATGATTGTGTAATTTGTTTAGCTGTTAAAGGAGCAGCATCAAACCAATACTTAGGAACAGGCATACCTGGTGACATTGATAGGTCAAACCAGATACCTGATGTTGTAGCAGCTGAAGGAGTTTTACGCCAGATGTAATCTCTTACTCTACCATTTAACTCACAATCTACTACTTCTCCTATGGTTTTAAATCCACTCATTAATTCTGTTTAAACTGACTTCTACCTTTAACTTCTGGAGCATTCATGTCCATAATAATAGGAGCTTCACAATTACAAGCTCTAATAGGCTTAGGTAATACTCCACCTTTCTCATCGTAAATTATTACTTCTAATTTACATTTACTACATTTATACATAATATTGTTTTAATCTACAAAGGTAAGAATTATTTATGACTTTACCAAATTAATCTTCTGTAACAACAAGTGCAGAAGCAGCAAATTGAGGTTGGATACCAGAGGATACTGAACGAGATGCTGTTAAAGCACCACTATAAAGGATCTTACTAGCACCTGAAGCAGCTACTGTAATAGATACATGTGTAATGGTTTCAGAACCACCTGTACACTCAGGGAATTGAGCTAAAGCAGCATTAGTAGCAGTATTAGTAGCTACTGTCCAACCACCTACTGTACGAGCTACAGCTACACGTGCATATGACGTATAAGCACATTCGTTAGTAGTAGCATTACCAGCTTCACCTGGATCTGCAGTATGTAGGGCTAAATATAATGAACCTGCTACAGCACTATTTTGAATACCTGCAGCATCACCAATATCAGCGATATCTACGTTATTAAATATTAATTGTAGAAGGTCGTTCTCAAAAGTATTAGATTTTGACATGTTATGTTAATGTTATGTTTGTTAAATTATTATTTACATCATAAGCTAATGTCTTTGTTAAGGTAAAAGTACCATCAGCTTTAACTATTTTAACTTCAGTTAAATTATCTCCTGTATAAGTATAAGTTACAGTATATAATAAATCTACAAGAGTATTAGACTTATATATAGTTTGTTCTGTTATGTTATCTCCTGTATATGTAAATAATTTATAACCAGTCTTTTGAGCAAACTTATAAGTATCTAAAAACTCTTGTGTTAAATCATTATAAGTATTTAGGTTCTCTAGATATTGAGATAATGATTCTGGAGTTTGACTAGGTTCATGTTTAACACTTACTACATTATCAGAAGTATAAGTCTTTACTAATCTTCCATCTTCTGTACCCTTCCAACTATTACCATCAGTATCTAAATAAACCAGACCTCTAACAGCTCTTTTATCTGCGGATATTCTGTTTATTTGTTCTCTGGTATAAGCCATTATTGAGGGTCTATGAATGTTTTATAAAACCAAGTTGTTATTGCCCCAAATATTGAACCCACGAATCCACTAACTAATAATATCTTACCTTTATAAGAGTTATGACTATCTCTAAGTTCTCTATGTTCTGTTTCAAGCTTCTCATGTTTAATGGCTTGTTCAGCTATAGATTCTTTAATATCGTCTATTTTACTAGCAGTACTACCAGCAGTTTCTTTTAACTCCAGTAATACTTTATAGATTTCATGTTCTTGGGACATAGTTACATTTTATTAAATATTACGTATATATAAATTATTGAATTTTTATGGTATTCCATATTTTAGCTTCATATATATCCCCTACAAAATATAAGGTAGATACATTATCTCCACCTATAAATACATCTTGTGATGTTGCTGGAATATAATCTATACCTAAAGTACCTGTTATTGTAGATGTATTTTGTAAAGCACCATTTACATATATTTTACTAATTATACTTTCATTACCACATATAGGTAAATTATTTGTGTCAGCGTTAAATTCAAAATATCCTATTTTAAAACTAGCCGCCACATCATTTCTACTTCTATACCAACATCTCCATATTCCATTTTCCAATAAAAAGAAAGGTTCATTTGGTCCATAAGTACCAACTTCATAACTCTCTCCTTGAAAATAATGGATAGGATTTCCACTAAATTTAGACCATGTTATACCATCTGTAGATGTAGCATATCCTTGTGTTTGTTTTAAATATGTATCATTATATCCTGTATAAAACATAATATATGTAGTATTATCAGGTAATAATTTAACATCAGGATCAGCACAAAGTTTTTTATCAAAGTCTGTTGCTGTTCCATTAGCTACACATGTTCCATTTTTAGTATAACTTCCTACTGCTCCTGTAGCACTTGTAGCATAAGCTATAGTACCAGTACTTACAGCACTAAATGCTGAATAATATATATAATAAGTAGATCCTATTTTTATTTCGTGAGGATCGGCACAAGCTACGGCATCATAAGCGGCTCCAAAAGTTACAAGCGTTCCTTGTAAAGCATATCCGCTATTTACTGTCGCTGAAGTATATAATAATATATTATGAGACGCATTATCTGTACAAACCATTCTATAGGTTGCACCATCTTTCCACACTTGACAATATCCTACATTAGATATTAATAATATTTCAGAACTATTTTCAAAATAAGGGGAGGTATCTGATCTATAATATATATTGTACTGTGCTCCGTCCCACCTATCATAAAACATATAATAAGTATTTCCTTCTTTTAGAATAGAAGGTTCTTCTCCATCACAAATATATCTTTTGTTTATCCATTTTTTAGAACAATTTACTGTACCATGAATATCATATATATTATTATCATTAACAGCTGTTGTACCAGATAATGATACGGTTGTTTTTGAAAATTGAGCTGTTATAGCTGCTCTTTTACTAGTATCTAAAAACAAAGCAGCACCACCTGAAGCGTTAACAAATTTATCTATTAATCCTAAAAAGTTAGTAATACTAGTTGTACGCATTTTTGCGTAATAAGTCAAAGCGTGTGTTAAATTTAAACTTGTATTACTAATACAAGTCATAGCATCACTAGCAAAGGTTACATAAGTAGTATTATCAGCAGGTCTTAAACCTACTGTGCTTTGTGTAGCATTATTTACATATTGACTTCTATCATTCCATTGTGATATTGGATTTCCTGTTTTACCTGTATTAGCGTCTAACCATAGAATCAAGTCATTATCAGTACCATCATTACTATTAGTTAATGGATTAAAGTTCTGTAACTCTCTTTTATATAAATTTAACTCAAAGAAATCCATAGTAGAAAGAAACCTTCTACCATTGTTGATTACTTTTGATTTATATTTTTTAAAGAGATTACCCATTATTTATAGTATTGAATATGTAATGTATGTGTTCCTGCTCCTACTTGTATAGCTCTAAAGTTAACTAGGTTTTGATAACCTTGTACGTCTAAAGCGTCAAGGTCTGAACGTGGAATACCATCAGTTGCTGTTGGTAATGTTTTATCACCTAATTCCAGATAACGAATAGCTGGAGTAGTGATAGATGACTGTAATACAATTAAAGCATATCTAGCACCTGCAGGTACTGTTAGTTGTACAGCTGTACCAGCTACTGTTAATTTTTGATAGTCTAAAGCTACTAGATTATATCTAGTAATTTGTATTAATTCCCTTAAGAGGGTTTTTGATTGGTCTGATCCGAATGGCATTTTAATTAATTATTATTACAGTCACAGATATCACAAATATCTGTTATGATATTAGCTATGTTATCTGCCTCTGTTTCTGTTAAACAATTTGTGTATTCTGTTGTTGTAGTTGTACAAGTTAAATTAGTTTCATTACATATACCAAGTTGAGTTTGTACTCCATTTATAATAGCACTTTCTAAACTACCTTCTGGGAAATAATCTAAAGTGTATGCTGTAATATCACATGGTCCTGTGATAGTATATGTACCATTATTTAGTGATACTGTAAATCCAATTGGTATTTGTGGTACTATTACAGCAGTAAAATTATTAAACAAATCATTATCTACAGGATCTGTATTACCAGTTAATACAAAACCATTTGTAGTTCCTACCGCTGTAAATACCATTAATGATATTGGATTTACTAGTGTTGGTACTGGAATAGTAATTGTAAATATAGATTCAATTGGATTTTCTAAAGGATTACCAACTGAAGTAATACAATCTTCTACTTCTAATGGTGCATTATAACAATCTAATATTTCAATAGCAGATGTTAATAAAGCTAATTTTTCAAATTCAGATTCCGCACACTTATTATTAGCTAATAGTAAATCAGCAACTTTTTTACCATAGTTACCAGCACAACATATTGCTTGTCTTAATAAAGTATTTTTTTCAACCGAATTCATTAAATATCTGCTTTATAAATAAATGCTGTTAAGTTATTTAACTTACCATTAACATTATCTGATACTACTTTAATAGCAACTACTCCTAAAGGAGGTACTGTCGCTGAAATTAAAAAATGTGTAAAATCTGTTTTAGTTGTAGCAATATCTTCATACATATTAGAACTTGTAGGAGCATGAATTCCATTTAATAGGTACTCTGAGTAAATATTATGTGTAGTAGTACATGTAATGTACATATTAGTTTGTACATAAACTCTTTTAGAAACAGCTGAACTATTAGTAAATAATGTATAAGTATAACCTGCACCACTAATATTTTCACCAGCACCTAATTCAGCAGATACTATATTTTCTATTTTTGCAGCAGCCAATCCAGCAGGATCTGGACAATTGCAATTTACTTCTGTATTTGTGCATCCACAATCACAACCCATATTTATGTGTATTGAATATAATATAAAACATCACCTGTAAAATCAATCATATTATCAGCGGATGATGTTAACTGATAATTTAAACCATCTCCATATAAAAATGTTTCTGGAGGACAATAATGAACTATTTTTTTCTTACCTTCAGAAGTAACTTGAAGTTGCATTGTACTTCCTATCTGAACTCCATTTTTATACCATTTACCTCTAATTGTAAATGGAGAACCATCTAGTGTTGTAATATCTAATGTACCACATAATTGTGGTATTACTTTAGCAGATGCAAGAGTTATATTAGGCCATCCTGATATAATTGGTCCAGCAAGATTAGCTACTGGAAATTGCATATAAGCAGAAGAACCAGCCTTTACATTAATAGTATTAAATCCAGCTAAAGTGAAATTTACACTATAATTACTACCTATACTATACCCAGAACCAGTATCAGTCATAGTTACAGTAACATTACCAACAGTATCAACAGTCATTGTAGCAGTAGCTTGAACTAATCCTGGTCCAGGATACCCTGGAGGAGGATCTATTGTTATCGCTACAGCATTACCAAAATTACAGTTATTAAATACTTTTGACACATATGAAGGTATCGGACCTACTGGTCCTAATCCTATTTTACCTGGATTACTTATATGATGAGTAAATGCTATAAGATTACTAACAGCATTGAGATTAAAAGCTGGGAATACAAAAGGTAATGGTTTAGTTGGAGGTGGTGGATAACACTCACAACCCATATCTATTTTGTAACAATCTTCCATATACTATAATATAAGGTTTTTAAAGCTTATTTGCAAGTTTTACAACCTGTATTTATACAAATTTTATCTAATATTTTCTTTATAGAAGTAAAATTATCTACTTGGAAACACTTGGCTGCATTTTTAAGTACATCTAAGAATACCTTAGCTTTAAGGTAATCTTTAATAGACTTGCTGTTATTACAGCAATCACATTCTTCTATTTCTATATTATTTAACATCTTATTAACACAACAAGCAGTATTACAATAGAATAGGTAATTGTGAATTTTTTGATAAGCTGTTACACCATCAGAATAATATAGTAAGAATGTCCATTTACCATCTTCTAATGTAGATGTAACACCTAAAGCAGAATTAGTAATATCATACGAAAATGAAGTATTACTAGATGGGAATCCATTAGTAATAAGATTAATTGTAGTTATAGATCCACTTGGACTAGTAACTTGTAACACAGCTATTGTCATTGCTGCTGTAAGAGGATTAGGAGTACCCCAACCACTATTTGAAGCTGAATAAATTCCTGTTAATTCTGTTAATGTAAATGTAGAACAACTTGAATCTATACAAATATCAAAATCTATTTCTAATGCCATTTAATAAGTTATTTAAATAAATAACCCCCAGGAGCTTAAAGGAAGGAAACAAACCTGGGGGTATTTAAGATAGGGTAATATTATTATATAGTCCTTCCAGCTATAAGTATACGCTATTATGCGTAAGTTAAAGTAGCAGGAGCTAAAGGAGTAGAAGTCAACCAACCACTAGCACCAGTCAGAATATCAAGTAAATCTGTTGCTTCAGTACCAATTGAGTTGTATGCTCCACCTGAATCAATAGCTGGAGTTGCAATCAAAATTGATTTACGAGCTTCTGATGTAACATCAGGACCAGCAGTAAATGATTTATCAGCAAATTCAACATTGATAATGTTGTAGAAATATTTTACTTTAAAGTTTACACCAGCACCATAAGAAGCTGAAAATACTTCAGTTACTACAAATTTAGTAGTACTAACAATATATTTAATTTCATATGAAATACCATCAATATCAATTAATTCACCAGGATTTAAAATTGCTGTTGAAGTAACCAATAAAGCAACATCTTCATTAATTACGACAGCGATATTACCTGTAGTACCACTCACATTACTAGATGTCATTGGAGTAGAACTAGAAGTTAATGATACTGTTTGTGGAGGCCATAATCTACGATTAGAAATACCATCAAACTGAGCTAAGTAATTTTCCATGTTAGATACTTGAGCGTATGTACCAACACCTTCAGATTGAGATTGAATCTCACCTGCAGTTGTGCTTGTACCAAAACCAGAAGCATCATTCACATGAACTGAAAACTTAACATAAGTTGGTTTGTAAGTTGAACTAGTGAATTGATTTACATCTAATCCCCAGATTTCAACACCAAAATTAGCAGCAGCAGTTAATCCATAAATACCAGCACCATCACCAACTTTAACAGCTTTGATACATTTAATACCACTTGGAGTATTACCAAAAGCAGAACCGTTAATTGCAGTCACAATTTGATCAGCAATGTTAGATTGTGTAGCAGCTGCAGAACTAGTGAAAGTTGCATTTAATACTTCTGGACGCTCACTATAGAAAGTTTTGTCCCACTTGAAACGTATAGAGAAGTTATACTCAGTTGAGTTGTTAACTTCAATAGAACCACTAGCAGCAGTGGTAACACCATCTACAATAGAACCACGTTGAAAACCAATATAAGATACTTGACGTCTTGCTGGTTTGTAGTGTCTTGCTTTTGCAGCGGTTACTGAACCACCTTTTAATACCATTGATTTTTTTAACTCTGTACTAGAGATCTTTTGAAAGAAGGTGAGTGCGTCACCACCAGCAGTAGAAATGGTATCACCACCAGCTGGATTTAATGCTTGCATATCTGAACCAAAAATTCCCAAACGTGTTACGTTTGCTGGAGTTGGTGCTGCATTGTTAGCAGGAAGGGCGGAACCATTTCCTACAAATAAGTTTGTTACTTTGTGCATTTTATTATTATTTTATTAGATTATTGAAAAATTAATTTTAACTACATCATTTAATGCTGCTGCAGTATGAGCATTCACTAAACGAATCTTGAAAGAACCTGCTGCTACATCTTCTACTAAAGCTACAGGAAATCCTGTTTTACCATTAGCATACTGTACAGTTACAAGTACAGATGAATCTGCAAAACATTTATTATTTGTTACAGTAAATGGACCAGCTACTGTAGATGCCGCTGTAGTAAGTGATACAGTAGTAATAACTCCTGATTGTTTATTTAGAGTTACACCAGTTGTAATGTTAGTAATTTGAGTTACAGTACCTTTTTCAGTAATAGCTGTAATGATCTCAGATACTTTTGAACCTAAAACTCTTGGTGAAGCTAATAGAGCTCCTAAGAAATTTGCAGGTGTGATATTTGTTATTTTTGCCATTTTATATAAATATTTTTTAATTATTCTTTTGTTGTATCAACAGCCGGAATAAAAGTTTTAAGTCTGTTAGCTTCTACGTTCTCAAGAATTATTTTAACACACTCATCTACTATTTCTGTATGTAGATGGTCTGATAGTTCTGATGTAACACCAAGTACATAACTCATTCTTACTGGTTTTTTAATATACCTTATTCTGTAAGAATTGATTGTAGTTGAACTATCTGATATAAGTTCTGATTGACTATTCTCCATCAACCTTAGTACTTTTCTACTATTAGGTTTTTTGAATGGATCATAAATACTTTTACTGAACTCATTGTGTTCTATAGGTCTAACTTCAACATCTGTTGTAGTATTTGTATCACCACATGGAAATGTTATATTAGCTCTCTCTTGAACTATAAACCAATAATCTGCAGGTAGTACAAAGAATCTAGCATTAGAATCAATATTATCTACACTATAAGCTAACGGAGTTAATACTGCTGTTCTTGTTATAGCTTTAAGATCATCAGTTCTTTTTTGAGATTCCTCATAACCTTGCTTCTTAGAATTAGTTATACCATAACGTTGTTTGGTAACTCTGTCTTGAGCTTGGTTTAAAAATAGATCTAATTCAGATGTTAAGATATTTGGCAACTGAAGAGAATCCATTTTATCTAAACGAACTTTAACTTCTGTATGGAATTCTCCAATTGTCATTATTTATCTTTTCTTAAATTCTTAACTTTATTTTCTAAAGCTAATTTAATCTGTTGATTTTTAATATCATTTAAATAAGAAATTGCTTCATCTGTAGATGCACCTATCATATCTTCATTGTTATAATAGTAAGCACCTTTCTTAGTTACAACTCTTTTTTCCACTAACTCTTTTAATAGAGCATGTGTTTTCATTAATTTAGGATTCTGTAATGTTTTAACAAAATATACAGGATCTTTTTTAACTTCTTTATAAAGTTCTGCTTTAACCATAGTTTCAGACATATTATCTATACCTGATTTACCATACAATCTTAACATAGAACGTTTATCTTCAATTGGAAGAGTAGTAAAGCTATCAATAGCTTCTAACTCATAATCCATTTTCTGAGATTCTAATTTAGCTTTTTCTTCAGGATCATCAATGAAAAACATTGCCTGTGGATTAGCCATTAAATGTAACTCAGAATTAGCAATTTTTGAATGAGCTCTGATGACAAATTCTTTCAGTTCATCCATATAACCACTAAGGGGAAACCTTGTTGGTTTATCATTATTAATTCTTATCTCCAAATCACCCCAGAAAGTTGATTTTTTTCCTAGTGTGCCAGGAGCAAGATTTAATACTTGTTCATAATGCTTTTCTTTTTCTCTATCTAAACCTGTTTTGTATAATCCGTTAAGATCTAACTCTGCACCACAAAATACTGTTTGTGTTTTTGAGTAAGATGATACTCCACTAAATTTAGCTTTTACAATTGGTTTAATAACCAATGTTTTTACACCTGTTTCTTGTTCCATTTTTCCTTTAAATTTTTATTATCCCTATTTTTAAAAAAGGGAGTGTTTAAGGTACACTCCCAAGAAACCTATATATTAAGCGATGTTAGCTACGTCTAAAATCAATTGAGCTGCATCTGTAGGATCTTTTAACATGATACCACACTCAGTCATTGCTTCAAATACATATCCATCAACTGAACTTGCAGAAGAACCATTCTTCTTAGGTCCGTAAGGTCCATACATTCCTTCAATGTAAGTAGTAACCATTTCACGATCCTTAGAATATACCTTCTGAATATTAGGCTCACCCTTAGAGTAAGACTTAAAGTTCAAGAAAGTTGCTTTATAAGACTCTGCTGGTTTACCAGTTTGAGGATGTAACAAACGGTTACGAACTACGTCGTTATATGGTTTGTATTCTTTTAATGTAATTTTATCACCATTCAAACCTACATAAGTCATGAACTGACCTTGTAAAGTTAAATCTTGACCTGAACCAGCGATGAATTTGCTATCCACTAAAGTAAAGTTAGAAGCAGATTTCTTCATAGCTTGATCAAACAAGTTCATGAATTGACGACCACAAAGGGCTACATATTCACGTGGTCCATCTTCAGTACCATTATAAGACAAATCATCCATGAAGTTACGCATAGTTTGTTCTGTCAATGAAGTATAAAGACGTTTGTTAGAAGGAGCAATTTGTTGTTCAAGACCAGCACCAGTGTAAATAGTGTTTCCTGAAGCACCTTTCATATCAGTAGTTCCATTAGCTTTTACGTTTGATTTACCAAACATTAAACTAATTTCAATCTCATCCATGAACTGTTTCCAAAATTCCCACTCAGCGTATTTTACCCAAGTTTGGGTAGTTTCACCGTTTTCAGGATTTTGCATTTTAACAACCATTACACGACTATGAGCAGCACCAGTAACTGAATACTTCTTACGTAAAGTGCTCATATAGTTTTCCAACTGTAAAGGCATTGCATAGTGAGTATCACCACTAGTACGTGAGTGATCATGTTCAACAGTGTTGTATTCTTTAGAAACTTCTTTACCAATTGCCACATAAGCAGAAGGAATATAAGTTGTCTGATCATTAGTACTTAATTGACAGGTTAAGATATAATCATTACCATCAAAGTAAGGTTCTGCAATTACGCGAGCTAAGTAATCAGGGCTATCAAAAAGGATATTATCACCTTCTGTAAACCATTTCTCACCTACACCAAATTTGAAAGTAGTAGCATACTGACCTACGTTAGTAGAAGCATCAAATACACCACGTGTAATTGCAATAGCTTTACGGCTATCACCGATTACATGCCAACGATACTGGATACCATCAATTTCTTTTGATTTACCCATACCACCAGTTAAGAATGATAAAGCGTTCTTATAACCTGTTTGACGGTTATAGATACGTGTAATTACTTGACTAGCGATAGCAGGTTCAGTTAAGAAGAAAGTTGACAAGTGTGTATCTTGAGTCAACCCTGCATGCCAGTTCATGTTTGTTATTTGCAACGGACTTATTTGCATGATTAATTTTTATTTTATTAGTTATTATTAAATTTGATTATTTTGTAGAGCTGTCTTAAATCCACTAAAGCTGTTATTAGGTCTATTAGAACCTAAGTTCTCAGAACCACCTTTAGCAAACTTTTCACGTGAATCAGTGATATTTTTTAACTTCTTAGTTAACTCACTTGTTACTTTAGTTTTAACTTGTTGTTCAAGTTTCTTAATATCCCAGTTATTCATCGCTAAATAAGCATATAAAACTTGGGCATTTGTATTAGTGTCATTGTGTACTTGAAGTGGTGTTTTACCAGTCTTCTTATCAACTTTAGTCATAAAGTTCCATAAATCATCTTTTACTTTCGGAGTCAACTTAAAACCCTGAACCTCTTCTTTTTTATAGAGATCTTCTTTAAAGTCATTCCACTGCTTATTAGCTAATTCAGTTTGCTTTTTCTGAAATTCTTTTTGAGCTTGGATAAGAGATTCTTTACTTTTATCTTCTTCAGCTACTAATTTAGGATGCATCTTTTTAGCAAGTGTAGGTAATGTTCCTAAATCTTTTAAAGTAGTAAGTTGATTTTTAATATCATCACTGTCCATACCAGCTTTTTCATAAATAGCTTGCATAACAGCTTCTTGATGTTCTTCGTTTTCTAAATCCGCATCTTTCCAGGATGCTTCTTCATAATATAATCTATGAAAATCACGAGGATTACCACCATTATCTACGTATTCAATGAACTTCTGTACTTCTTCAGGTTTAGAGGATTTATATTCCTCGATGCCTTTTTGTATTGTTGTAGAGATAACACCTTTAAGGTCATCTTCACTTTCAATTGTTTTTCCTTCTTCTATAGATTCAACTACACCATTTTCATGTAACCAATTATAGAATGTGTGTAAGGTACCTTCTTCACTCTCTTCAGTATTTACAGTGACTTCAAGAGTCTCAATTTCCTCATCTTTTTTCTCATCAACCTTTTCCTTCTTTTTAGGTTCAGGTTTAGGTTCAGATTTATCATCTATAATATCAGTTTTATCATCTTTGTGTTCATCTCCTTTGGGGATATCTTTGATGATTGCTGATTCTATAACTTCATCTGAGAATGTCATATCTAAACCATCATTAAATGGATTAGATGGATTCATGTCCAAAATGTTAAATTGTTCTTCTGGCGAAGCAGAAGCATTTCCCTTTTCTTTACTCATTTTTACCCTTTTTTATTTGTTTCCTTGATGTAATATAATAGAATTTGTTATACTTTGCAAGTACTCTTTTAAAATACTTATATACAGGTTATATAGCAATTATATTTTTACTTTAAATTTTTCAACTTGTAAATTGTTTGATAAGCTAGCATACTAATCTCATCTATCTGATTTTGTATCCAAGTTTCTTTAAACATGGTATAAACAGATCCACCATCAGTAAGTTTAACAAGATCCTCTAAAAGCTTAAGGGCATCTTCATCAGAACATTCCTTTACTTTAAAGTCTATAATACCATATTTACCTTGATAAGATTCTATTAAAGAATCAGCAAGATCTAGTATATTATCATAAAAATCATGTAAAGCTATATGACCAGCATAAGAGCCTGTACCAGAAATACGTAAATGTTTAATATGTATCTGTGTCCTTATTTGGAATAGTTTTCCAAAGAACTCTGCAGGTGTTGTAGATTTTAATTTAGGTACTTCCATTATTTAGATGATTTAGGTTTTTGTCTGGCTTTAGCTACAGCAGCTTTTGCTTTAATTTTCTCAATAGCCATTTTCTTATCAGCTAATTCTTTGTCTGCTTTATGCTTCTTATTAGCTAATTCTATTTGATTTTTATTTTGAATTCTAATAGCCTCTAATTTTTTATTCTCAATATCTCTCTTAAGTTCAATCTCTTTATTCTTATTAGCCATCTCTTTATTAGATTTTTCTTTCTCATGGTTTAATTTTGAATGTTCTAAGAATGATTTAGATGCTGAATCACGTTCTTCTAAAGATAATCTAGCTAATTCTACAGGATCAGGAATACCATCCATATCTTGGTCTAGATTTTCCTGACGACTATATACTCCAATTTCAGCTACTTGAATCTTAGTTTCATTATTAGTATCTGCAATATATTGCTGTAAGTCACGATTAGCCTGAGCATCTGCAAGTTGTTCTTGATGTATTTGCTCCTGGATATCCATATTACGATGTTCTACTTCCTGTTGTGCTTTAGCTTGTTCATCCATACGTTTAGCATAATCATCTTCAGCTCTACGTAAAGTATTAATAATCTCTCTAGGAGAATCATGTAGCATAGTCTCAACAATGGTTGAAAGATTAACCTTTTCTTGTTGTAAAGCTACCTGTACTAATTGATCTAGCTTATTCTTAAGTTCATTATCTTTATTAGCAAAGGATACAAATACACTGAATTCTGAGTTCTCAAATTCATTCTCTTCAAGTTGTAACATCTGTAAACCAAGATCATCTAATACATACTGAGCCGTTAAACCATCTCTGTAAGCAATCTTAGCTATCTCAATAAGAGCTGTATAAGCTCTACGTTTAACTTCCTGATGTGCTTCAAATAAATATTCTGTAATTAAACTAGATTGTGTTACAGCACGTTCTACATTACCTACAAGCTCATTACTATTTACAGCGCCTAAACGTTGAGGTGTTACACCAGACACAAAGTAAACTTGTTGTTTAATATAATCTAATGTATTAATATATTGTTGAATAGATTGTGCTAAAGATAAGTCAATTGATTGGAATTGATTAAATTTGGATAACTGACCAGTAGCAGCACCTTTCTTACCTTCTTCAAATGAATTGATAAAACCAATACCCATTTCCTTAAGATAGTATATCCATTTTTCAATATCTATACCATGTCCTTCAGGGATTTGAGCTAAGTCCATTAAGAATACTTTACCAGCATCTTTAGAGAAAGCCAAGTCTAAACGATAAGCTTCAATATCATATAAGTACTGATAACTTTTTAGGCGATCTATTAAGGATACTGACTGAGAGTTAGTTGCTTCATAAATAAATCCTGTATAACCAAGTTGACAATGATATGGATTATCCATACGTCTACGTTGATTAGGTTTAGCTCTTACTCCTACATAAATATCAATACCAATCTTAACACCTTCCCACGCTTCATTAATCCAAAACCATTCAATAGTAGCATCTGGATAAACCTCTTTAAATAAAGACATTTTAAAATCTTCATCAACAGTATCTTCAACAGGAGTTCCTGTTTCATCTGTATAAGACAAGGTACCTATCTTTTTCATAGATATCCATTCTACACGCGATACTCTTACAGAATAGTTATTTGTATTATTACCATTATAAGCATTAGTAGGAGTTACCCCAGCAAATACTTTTGATTGAGTTTGATTATCTACAACATATTGTGGTTCAAAACCACCTGCAGTATTGAATGTTCCAAACACACCTCTAGAGTAAGTATTTAACTTATCAAGGTCAGCACTTGTTAATTCATCCCCATATTCATCTAAGATAGAGGATACTGTTAACATACGTTCTTCAACTACTGCTATAGCATCATCAATAAATGTATGATCATCATCTAAAATAACTGTAAGATTAACCGGATTAACTCTTCGCATAGAAGGTTGTCCATTTAATATTCCCACCCAGTATATCTCTTCACCTGCAATAAGAGCATCCTTCCAACCTTGGTTAAATAATAATCTTGTATTAAGACGCTTCTTAAGAACACGTAACATCTGATTAGCTTTAGCCTCAATCATATCTGATGGAGTATAACGCTCATACTTAAGTATTTCTTCTGGTGTAGGAGGTGGGTTATTTGGATCTATTGTAGAAGGATCTATAGCACCCATTAATTCTTGTTCCAAAATTCCCATGATCTTACTTTTAAGACCTTCTGTTTTTCTGGATATATCATCTGGAGATTCTGATATTACAATATGATTATCAGATCTTTTAGCTTCTTCTCCTATTAATAATCTGATAGGTTCAGATATAATATCATAATGTTGAAATCTTGACGGAAATGAAGAACTGTCTAATCCTAATGGATTACATACAGCTTCAATATCTTTTGCAGTTACCTTACCATTATACAGATCATAATTCACTAATTTACGGAATCTGTCTGTACGCATTGTAGTACCATTAGTATAACGGTAGTTAGAATAGTAATTTAAACAATTCTTTCCCCACTCTTTATTCTTTTGAGATTTAGAAATCTTTTGAGGAGGTAATGCACTAAAACCTGGTGCATCATAATTTAAGTCATCTGCCATTATCTTTGGTATATTGAATTATTGCGTATTTTATTTTTCTGGTACATTTTATCTAACCATGCACCTGTGTTACTTGTATGTGTCATTAGTTCTTCTACATGTATTCTATGCAATTCTTTTGTCTGAAGAATACATAACATAAATGCAATTACCCTATCATAGTTACCTTCTTTATCATATGCTACTAATTCCTTAAGTAGAGGAATAGACATAATGGTATGTAAGTTTAACATCTTCTTACCATCAACTTCACACTCATCATACAACCATTGTTTAAGATAAAGCTCACATTGATCTTTAATTCCTGTTGAACTGCTACCAGCTCCCCTATTCATATGAATACCATATCCACGTTGTACACGTGAATCTTTAACCATATCTTTTAAGATCTGTGGTTGCTCATACAAATAATGTAAGCTGTTCTTTTGTTCAAAATATCCTTTTAATCCTTTTAAGTTATTTTCATATAAACATTTAGAATTAAAATAAATACATAAACGTCTACAGTTCTCATAAAAATCATCAGCTCTTTCAGGTCTTCCTGTATATTCAGCTACGATAATTTCATGTGTCTTATTAGCTTGATAAAATCTTTTATATACAAAAAATGATCCTAGTGATGTAGAACTATCTGCTTTATCCTGATCATATGGGTCACATCCAGACACATATAAATGTGCTGGAACTCCGTCACCTACTCTTTCAGGATGTTCCCAAATAACTATACAACCTTCTTTCTTATTTTCTGCTTTAACTGGAAAATCAACTATCTGCTCTAAAGATTCATCTATTCTCCATTCTAGTTTATTGTCTTCACCATAAACTAACTTACCACGTTGTGCCTGTCCTCTTAAAGAGGGCGTGGTTTCTACTTTACCTAACCATTCTAACATTTCAGGAGATGCAAATAATGCACCTTTGTTACGTAAAAAAGCTTCTCTATATGTTAGAGGAAACTGGGTTATTGTATTATGTAATGCTTTATGATCATTACCTCCTTTAGCTAATTCACGTAACCAAATAATATCATCATATGCTGCTTGTTCATTTGAATTACCATCATCATCTACCATTGGTTTTTTATACCATTGAGAATTAGGATTCTCACAAACACCCCAACGACCTCTTACAGCTGTTGAGAAATAACCTATTTTAATCTGTGGATTTTCAGGATCATCAAATTCTAAACAGTTATACTTTCTTGGATTAGTAAACATTTCAAAGAAATATTGACAACCTGCTTCCATGTCTCCAGATGATCCGAAGATAATTGCAGATCCTGTCCAAGCTGAACCATCTTTAATAAGCGGTTCTGAATATCCGTATGTATTAATAATATTGGGAAACACACCTGCTTCATCTAGTATAAACCATGATGCTGATTTACCAACCGCTGCAGTAGCCTTGTCTTTAAAGGTAATCATCTCTACAGATGATCTGTATCCTTTCCAAACTTTAACACCACTAACAGTAGCCTGATATCTTGCCATTACATAATCCTTAAGATCTGGTGCTCTATTCTTTCTAAACTCTGTATAAGAATTTATATGGTTAGAATAATTCAAACCAAATCCCATAGTCTGTTCAGCATATGTACCTAAGAAGGCACCTATTATTGATCTACTATCTGGATAGAAATAAAACTCATGGAAACAAATTGCTGCTGCACGATATGACCAACCTTGACGACGACCTTTAACACCCTCAAGATTCTTACCATTCATACGGCAATAATCTACCATCCAAAAGTAATCATAATCTAAATCTACGAATCTTGGAAAATCCATAGTCTTAGATATACGTCCACGTGAGTCTACAGATTGTCTTTCTATTGGACAGAAATTTAAATAGAAAAAATGTATACCAGTAATCTTAATTCCAACAGAATTAGTCATACCATAAATACATTTCTCTTTAACATCTTTCCAAAACTCCTTATACTGAACAGTATTAGCAGGAATGTTTGTGTAACATTGATTAGCTCTAAAGAAGTCTGCTAGATAAGTAAACTCTTTAGTACAACTAAAATGTTCCACTTCTGGAACGTATGGATTACCAATAGATGCCATTATTCTTTATCTTCAAATAAACCAACTGAAGCATTACCACGTACACGTGTACCATTAGAAATTTCTTTCTTACAAATTTCAGAAGCCTGATTAACTGATTCCATTAATTTAGGCAATCTTTCAATGAACTTACCAACTTTATCTATATCAACTGTTTCGTAATCTACTGCTTTGAAGTAACCTTCCATCTTAGCAATAGCAATCTGTACAGATTCCAACATACGCATAGATGGTGTAGTATTAAGAGTAGTGTAACCTTCAATAGCTACTTCTATCTCTTTATCTACTTTAAAGGACTTGTCTCCTAAGATATATTCCTTTATCTGAGATGATCTCTCATCAGGGGGATATATGAAGAAAGGACTATTAAAATCACAATAATAAAATACATAAGCTATATCATTATATGCTTTCTCTTTATTCTTTGACTTATCTCTAGACCATAAGGTTTTAAAAAATGTTAACCCTAAAGCCTCAGCAGATATAGTCACCCTATCATTGTGTAATTCTAATATCTTCATAATTTCCTTTGTGGATTCTTGTGGTATCGAGCCACATCCCCGTGCTCTTCAAGCACATGCTTCTACCTAGTTAGCTTAGAATCCTATTATATTATCCCTTTAAAAAATCTTTAGCCTCCCCTTCAGAGAATATCTGAATGGTAGGTTCGAGCTTTTTAAGTCTATCATCAAAATGATCCATACAATGAACAAACCCAGCCATACCTTCACGTAGTTCTTCTATCATCATTTGAATATTCTTCATTCTCGCATCTAACTCTAATAAAGCTGATACTACTACTACCTTACCATCTGATTGATGTCTTTCTAAAAAGGTTGTTGGTTTTTCACTACTGTTTTCCATCTATAAATTTATGAAATTCTTTGTTTAAGTACCCTATAAGATAAGCATATGCTTCCTCATTTTTCTTATTAAATTTAATTCCTATTCCACCTAATATCTCTGCTACAGCATGAGTTATTTCATGTGATATAGTATCTATATTATTATACTTATCTTTACTCTTAATAACAAATATATAACGGTATATTCTACCAGTATCGTCATCATTCTCAAGTTCCATATGCATTCCACTATACGAAGGAGCGTTAAGATCATTTAAATCTTTGTCTGAAAACCCCTCAGATTTAGCAAACTCATACACCAACTTATAACAATCTGAATATACAAATATTACATTTTCAGTATATATAGGTAACTCAAACTTTTTTACTTTTATTATATTTTGCTTTACCGGCATAACCTGTTACTTCATAATGACCTAATTTCTTCTTTATATATTCTATAGGATGATCAGCCTGTAGATATTCATTACCACATATAATAGTAGTATACTTCTTAATGGGAATTCCTTTACTCCCAATAAATGTCTGATAAGTCAAGTTACTAGATTCAAATGCGCGTGTTATTCTAGCATTCTTCTTAACAACCTTTAATTTACCATTAGGTAAAGTAGTTAATATATCTGTTATTATAATAAACTCTACTACCATTTATTTTCAGGACATTTAGACTTAGGTGATCTTGTTTTAGCTATCAAAGGACAACCACAAACTTTACAAGTTATATGATTAGTCGAGTGAGGACATGCTGCACAAATCTTAGCTCTTCTTAAAGCTTCAGTTTCTACGACAGCATCTTTGACTATTACATTAGCCCAACCTTCAATTATTTCCCTTAGTTTTCCCATCTTCTAATTTTACTCTATATGCAGTAGGATAGAACTTACCTAAACCTATACAATTTATGACTTTACATTCTTTATTAGTAATTACTTGTTCCATTACCCTAAATTCTGCAGCTACTATTTTACCAGCTTCATACTTAGATATCCCAAGTTCTTTACTAACCTCAGTTATAAGTTCATCATGCAGATCCATATTTCTTTAGTATAATTGTTATCTGATTATCAGACGTTAATCTAACTATATTAGGATTAAGTGTTAATACCTCTTCATTAAGATATAGAACTTTCTTATCCTTTAAATACTTAACATAATTGTTAAATAGATATTTATCCATATTTAAAGAACTTCGTAACTCAGACCTGTTGTTCTTACTTAAAGTAGTATAACCCTTATTTATCATCTCTGATACAATATCAAGTTCTACATCTGTAAGATTATTAATAAAACAATTAACTATCTTCAACATGGTCTTGGTTTCAGCCCCTTCCTTTACAGGTATTTTTAACTCCATGACTTCTTATTATTACTAGTGTAAATATAATAGAATTTATTATAATTTCCAAATTTATCTTATAATAAACTTTATTATAGTTTAGACATAGTTTTCCCCTTCACTTTCACTCTTTAATAACCAAGTTTCAATTGTCTAGTTTTTAGCCCTCACTAGTTACCTAGTGATCCAGAACCTTTAACCCTGTTAATTCAGGAGCCTACTTCATAGCTATTGGTCCAGCTGACAATATCCTCTATTAGTTATCATTTTCAGGAGTATCGGGGACAACAGGGTTCACATCTAGTGTTACTACCTCAACCCAACTTCTAAGCCCATACTTTTCTCCTTTGGGCTGATGTATAGTTCAAACTTGACTATACCTCCTAATAGTAACAATATACACTATTTATTGTTAATATCCAAATTTATTTTAATTATTCTTCTGTACTAAAGTCATCACCACCATACATCATCTTAACTGTTTCTTCATATTTCTTAAAGAATATTAACAGATGATTAACCTGATCTGGATGGTAATAACTATCCCTTGATAGATCTGATTTATATAGTCTACGCTTTACTCCTTGTTTCAGATATAAAGTCCTACGACCATCTACCTGCATGACTCCTATAATCTCAGAATCATCAAAATTTTTACTTATGGTGTTGCTCATAACTATATTTTAAATTCAATTTAAGTTTTTCTATTGGATAGTTTGGAGGCCATATTTGTATTAGTTCCTTATATCTACCTTCAAGATACCCTTTTTCATTAATTTTTATTTCCATATTTATTATATTACTTATATAGTCTCCCAATGGTTTTTATATCCACTAACTCTACCTTTACTTAAATTTAATCTTTCTTTCTCTAGTAAATTATTACTAATAGTCTTAGACATTTTATATCCAGACTTAGTAGTAATAACTAATTCTGTTTGATTTTTATTACAAGCTTCAGATACTGTATAGTTCCTATATGATAATTGAGAATCTATATTATAAGATCTTCTCAACACACTCATCATATTCTGATATCCTTCAGATCCTGTATACATTACATAATCTCTAGCTGAATTATCATATGTAATTGAAAGACCTTCTATCATTCTTCTTAAATCTCTTTCGATAGCACTTACA